TGGGTGAAGAATTGCAAATTGTAATACAAGATAATTTATCAACGGGATTAACTAAATTCCACATGACAGCAGATGGCCATGAGCTTCAGGAATAACCATGTCAAGACGCGCAAAAAGAAAATTAAATCTAGGCGATCATTGGGTTATTAGCGATATATCCGGTTTTAAATTCCCCGCATCCGAAATGATAAAGCTAACAGGGGAGCAAGCAGGACTTTTGGTTCATAGATCAGAATGGAATCCCGCACATCCTCAGTTAAAGATCCGAGCGAGAGAAGATGATCAATCAGTAAAAAATGTTCGTTTGCGCCCAGTTGACGAATTCCCAGCAGCAACAACACAGGATGATTTATAAATGGCCACAAGCGGATCGGTATCATTCAACTTAACAGCTTTACAAATCATCAATAAGGCATTTGGTAAGATAGGCGTTAAAATCGCTGAGCAGGCATTACAGCCCGATGAAGAGCAAGACGGCATAGATACTCTAAACTTAATGATTAAGGCTTGGGCGGCTCAAGGGCTGCACTTGTGGGCCAAAGATGAGGGTGTTTTATTCTTAGATGTTGGCAAAACTGATTATAACCTTGGGCCTGGTGGTGATGAGGCAACGCAATTAGATGATTTTATAGGTACAACAACAACCGGCGCGGAGACGGCTTTAAGCACAATCATAGGGGTTGTTTCAACTACTGGTATGTTACCCGGTGATAATGTAGGCATTGAGCTGGATGATAATACCCGGCACTGGACAACAATTGTTAGTGTTGACAGCTCAGTTCAAATAACAATTACCACCGGCATTGCATCGATATCAAAATTGGGAAGTACAGTTTTTACATTCACTAATTTAATCGAAAGGCCGAACCGGATTTTATCTTGTCGCCGCAAAACCTTTGCAGATGACAACGAAATACCTGTAATTAAATGGAGTCGTGATCAGTATTTCAATCAAGTTAATAAAGTCTCTCAGGGAACAGTAGTTAATTGTTATTACTCACCACAACTAACCAATGGCCGTATGTATGTATGGCAAACAGCAAGCAGTGTTAATGATTTTTTACGATTTACTTTTGAGAGGCAATTAGAGGACATCACAGCAGAAACGGATAATATTGATTTTCCCCCCGAATGGCTACAGGCAGTTATATATAATCTCGCATCACTGTTAACTGATGACTATTCTGTACCACCAGCAAAACAAGCATCTATTGAAAGAAAGGCTGAAATATTCCTAGATGACATATTAGGTTGGGATGAAGAAATGGCTTCTTTAAATTTATCACCGGATTTTGACTAATGCCTAGAACTCCAATACCGATCCCATTAGGATTTTACACGTCTGACAGCCTCCCATTCTCAGCTCAACGTTGCGTTGGCTGGATTCCAACTGTCGCAGAAGGCCCGGCGCTTAATAATGTAAAATTAATGCAGCCATTAGGAATCAAGCAATTTTCTGACACGTTAGTCCCTGGTGGTCGTGGATCTTGGTTGTTGGACGAGGTACCGTTTTTCGTTAACGGCAATAGCCTGGTATCAATATCACCAACCGGTATAACAACTAATCACGGAACGATACCGGGCAGTGGTCGGGTGTCGATGGCTAGTAGCATCTTGCATTTAGTTATTGTCGTGCCTGGTTCTAGTGCGTTTGTATTCACTAAATCCACTAGCACACTCACTCAAATAACCGACCCTGATTTTATAGTCTCAGATACGGTGGTCTTTTTAGACACTTTTTTTGTTTTTACTTCCTCTGATGGTCGGTTTATCTTCCACAGCGAGCTTAATGACCCAATAGATTTTGATGCTTTAGACTTTGGCACATCAGAGATTAACCCCGATCCAATCATAGCGGGACACGTAAATCACAACGAATATTTTGCACTAAACAAGGTAACTATAGAGCTATTTAAGAATATAGGCGGTACCGGATTCGTATTGCAGAGAATAAACGGCGCAAACATACAAAAAGGTTGCCTAGCTAGATCATCAGTAATCGAGTTTGATAATTCATTCTGCTTTGTTGGTGCCGGAGTTAATGAAAAAGCAGCAGTATGGAAGGTTACCGGTAGCTCGAGCGCGGTTAAAATATCAACCGATGCCATCGACGGCGAAATCCAAGAATTCACAGAAGACGAAATAGCCGATTCATTTGCCATGAGCTATGCCGAGCGCGGTCAATTTCTCGCATTATTTACGATCCAGTCAGAGCGTATACCGTCAAGAACGTTTATTTACAACGCCACCGCTTCAGCTTTATCCGGTCAAAAAGTTTGGTTTGAAGCTCAGTCAGGATTAAGCGCAGAGGGCAACAACTGGCAGGTTGCATCGATTGTAAAAGCCTATGGCAAACTATTAGTTAGCGACTTAACAACCGGATTAATTGGTGAGTTGGACAAATCAACACTTGGTTACTACGGTGATCCAATACTGAGAAGTATGACAACGCAGCCGTTTAATCAAGACGGCTTGCCAATATTTGCCGGTGAATTTGAGGCGACCTTTGAAAACGGCGTTGGATTAACAACAGGTCAAGGCTCAGATCCACAGGTAATATATTCATTCTCAGATAACGGCGGCAGAGAGCCATTTTTAGGCAATACCAAGCGAAGTATAGGCAAGATAGGCAGATTTGAGCAGCGCAGCATATGGCGCAGACAGGGACGATTCCCGGTAGCCAGAAGCATCAGATTGATTGTTACTGAACCTGTCGTTGCTAACCTATTAAAATTAGCCGCAACGCCTGAAGTTGGTACGCAGTAATGGCCAAAATAATCCCGCCTAGACGTGATGAGATTTTATCTAAAGAAGGTCTAGGTGAGCTTAGGTTTTTAAATTATTTAGAAGAAAACGCGGATCAAACCAACACATCAACCGAAGCAACCGAGGCTGATCCGGCATCCGTTAATCTATCTAACGCTCAAGTATCACAAATCAATAAAAAAATAGCCGAAATAGTTAGCGAGAGTTTAATCACTAACAACGCTCTTGTGTCAAAGTTAAATAAACGTATTGAGCAACTAGAAAACGTCATCTTAGGCAGTCAGTCCGGCGCAACTAACAAAAAGATTAAAGCGATTGAAAACGATTTTATCGCACCTTTTTACAAAACAAAATATGAAAAGTTAACGATTAAACTTGCAATCATAGATAACGCGACAATCAATGAAAAACTAAAACTTCCACTTGATAATGACGCAACCGATCCAACAATTCAATTTGGTGACGGCGATACAGGGATTTACGAAGAGTCAGACGATGTATTAGCTATTACCGTTGATTCGATAAAAAGATTTACATATAGGTTCTCAGATTTTAGATCTGAAGCGACAAATAGCGCAGCGATGAAATTTACCACACCAACAGCAACGACACCTTCACTAGTGCCGAATGTCAATGATACTGATACGGGTATTGGTTGGGCTGCTGCAAATAGCTTGTCCTTAGTGGCTGGTGGAGTTGAGGGAATACGGGTCACATCGGCCGGTGTAATAATTAATGCGGCTGTAGGTATTACGTTAAACGGTACAGTTACCGGCCCGTCTGGATCTTGGTCATCTACCGGAATGGATTTGGCATCAGGTGACACATATTCAATCAACGGCACAGTAGTATTAAACGCAACGACTTTAGGATCAGGCGTAACAGCATCAAGCCTAACGTCACTAGGCACTATAGGCTCGTTAGTAGCAACAACAGCAGATATTAATAATGGAACTGTTGAGGCGATAATAGGCGGAACAACACCAAAAGCGGGAACGTTTACGAGCGTGAACACAACGGGCGCGTATTCAGTAGATGGGACTCAAGTAGTAAGCAATCAAGGCGCAGCAGTATCAGACGCAGCAGGCGGCGCAACGATAGACGCAGAGGCGAGAGTGGCTATAAACTTACTATTAGCCAGGGTCAGAATTCACGGCTTAATAGCATAATTAACTATTTTTTGGTATTATTGACTAAAATTTAAGGAATAATAATGGCAGCAACAAACAAAACATTAATCGATGGTGTCCTGCTTACTGCTAGTGCTGTCGTTTTGTATACATCACCAGTAAACGGGGCAGGCA